TGAGCAAGGCGCAAAAAGGCTCAATTTTTCAAATATTAATCATTAAATATAGAACCTATGACAACTATTAAAAAATTATCAGAAATGAATTTTGATACCACTCTAAAAGTGGCAAAAGTAAGGGGCGGGTATGCCATTGTTAGCGGCTATAATAAGTTAAGCAAAGCCTTTAAAACAGAAGCCCTCGCACAAGCTGAACTTGAAAAAAACAGCTCTTTCTATGATTATTGGGCAAAGAGTGCCAGCGCCTCATTTGTCAATGCGAATAGGGCTGGTCTAACTAAGAAAATATATGTATAACACCTAAACACCTACCAAAATGAAAGATATATTACCTACTTGTTACGATTACAAGAAATTTCTTGATGAAGCAGTTTTAAAATTCAAAATATCAATAGAAGAGGCTCGAAAAAAATATGGTCTCTACACTTATGGTCAATGGCAAGAACTCTTAAAAAATAATTCAAAATGAAAAATACCGACAAAAAGAACATTTTTACCCTCGCTTGGCAGTTCTTCAAGCAAACAGGCTACTCTTTTTCAGATTGTCTCAAAAAAGCGTGGCAAAATTTCAAACTAAAAAGTAAAATGAAAAAACAAATCGTAGAATTTTACTACAAGAAATTAGACGGCTCAATACGTCAAGCATTTGGCACATTGGCAAATACACCACCTACCACGACCAACCGCAAACCTAATGAAAATCTTTTTACCTACTTTGACACAATCAAAAACGAATGGCGTTCATTCTATAAGTTTAATATTTTAGACATAGAATAAAAAAGCCTCTCGCTTTTGAGAGGTTTAAAATATTTTTCGTATTTTTGCACCTAAACAATAAGACAAACAATAATGACAATCACTATAACACAATTATACCAACTACTAAGTAAAAAGCTCAACCAAGAAACCGCTGAGGCACTTACTACCTATATATCTGAGTATGTAACTGAAAATGTAAAAGAAGAGGTTGATACAAAGGTAAAAACATTAGCCACAAAAGAAGATTTAGCACAAACTAAATTAGACCTTATCAAGTGGCTTGTAAGCCTCTTTGTTACCCTCGCTCTTATGATTATCGGTTTATACCTAAAATAACAAAAGAACAAAAAAAAATACAAAAAAAGAACAAATAATAAACAAACAGATATAATAGTCTTTCACTATCTATATCGTACCTTTGCCCTATATACCAAGGGTATATACAGGGTCTTTGAAATAATATTGCAACTTAATACAAGGTAATAAATGAAAATACTAACATTACAGATCACAGGTGATAATTTTGAAGCTATCTTAAAAGGGATTCAAAAAATTGAAACAAGGCGTATATTACCAACAACTATAGGCAAATATTTTACAAATCCAAATACAGAAGATATGGATTTTATAAAATACGATGCTTTGCGCCTTATTAATGGTAGAACTGCACCTATACCTGAAATCCTTATAAAGGTCAAAGAAGTAGGTATTATTGACGAGGTAGACGACAAAGGTAATGAAATCACCTATATAGACGATAAAACGGGTGAAGAGTGCGTATCGTGTTTTATAGCATATACTTTAGGTGATATAATAGAAAGTAAAAACACTGACAAATTCTTTGAACCAAACAGACCACCTCTAACAGATAATTTCGTAAAAGAAGAGGATCTTATTTAAAAACTAGTAATAAAAACCTACAGAGGTTGCAAGTAGTTAAAAAAACACTTGCAACCTCTTTTTATTAATATATTAATAATTTAAAAACCAACGAATTATGTTTAAAAGAATTAGAAACGCTGCTCGTAAAATAGCATCAAAAGTCAAGGGTGCTGTTCGTAGAGTGTTTGGCAAAAAGAAAAAAGACAAAGACGTAGCAACCGCTAAAGGAGGGCGTGGATAGTATCATGTCTAAATTCGCACAAACACAAGCAATAATACAGTCTATCCGTACCCAAACGGATATGGCTGTATTATTCTATTCGGCAGGGGGCAAAGACAGCATTGCACTACTTGATATGCTCGCCCCTCGCTTTAAAAAGGTAATATGCTATTTTATGTATCTTGTCAAAGACTTAGATCATATACAGATATACATAGACTGGGCAATCAAAAAATACCCCAATGTAGAAGTACGTCAAATTCCACATCTGATGTTAGATGTTATCAAGAAAAACGGCTTTTTCTGTGATGAAGAACCTGATACAAAAGTACGTAAAATAGGTGAGATTGAACAATCTGTAATGCAAGAATGCAATTCACAATATGCCTTTTCAGGAATGAAAGGCGTTGATGGTTTTATGAAACGTATGCGTCTTAAAATGTGGTCTCCTACATTCACATCTCCAAAAGGTATGGTATATCCATTAGCACTATGGACAAACAAAGAGGTCTTGCAGTATATCGCTAATCGTAATCTTATCAAACCGATGGTATATGTAGCTAAGTCTGTAAGTCAAGGGGTAGGGTTAGATTATGAGACTTTATCTTTCCTTCAAAAGTACTACCCTAATGACCTAAAAAAGATACTCCAAGAGTTTCCTTATGCTGAAGTAGCCCTACATCAAGAACCTCAAAAAAACACAAACCAATGAAAGAGTTTAAGCAATCAGAAACACAAACCATAAACAGATCACAAATACACTTTGCTCCTTACAATCCAAAGAAGCACACAGACGAGCAGGTAAAAGCTATCCTAAAAGACCTTAAAAAGAATGGTTTCTATGGTGGCATTGTTTGGAATAAAGTAACAGGTAATCTTATTGATGGACACAAGCGGGTAATGGCACATGACCTATATCACAAGTATAACGGCACTCCTGAAACAGATTATCCTATCAAAGTGGAAGTTGCCGAGTTTGACCTTAAAACAGAAAAAGCTCGTAATATATGGCACACCAAAAGCCAAACACCCTTAGATGATGACCTGATGCGTGCTTTAGTCCCTGACCTTGATAACTACCAAGAAGCAGGATTAACTGATTTTGATGTTTCTATGTATAGTGTAAGTGTAGATGATTATTCGTCTTATTCCTTTGATGACACTTCCACAACTCAACAATGGTCAAAAAACACAGAAGAAGATGAAGCACTACAAGCCATTGACGAGGCTACCAAAGAGAGTGAGGAAAATCGCAATATTGACCGCTCTGTAAATTTCTATGAGGATACTCCTGAGAACCAAATCGCACGACACAACGAAATACAGAAAGTAAAAGACCGTATCAGTAATACCAATAATTCAGACAAGGATGGAGGTATGTTATCTTATGTAGTGGTCAAGTTTCAAAACCCTAAACACAAAGAGGCTTTTATGATACGTATGGGTTATGATCCTTACGAAAAAATGATTATAGGAGAGGAATTTTCTAATAGTATAGAGCGAATAGACTGAACCTAATGATTTATATAAATTAATATAATGGCAAAGGAAAAAACATATACAGATGAACAATTAAAGAAAGCCCTTATCAAAGCCAATGGACAACCTACCAAAGCGGCTGAGATACTTGGCGTTACATACGTGTCTGTATATAGTCGTATTCGCAAAAATCCTGAACTATTAGAGGTACAAAAGGCACATAGAGCGAGGGTATTTAATGAGGTATCCAATACAATGACCCTTATCGCTATGGCAGGAATTATCAAAGAGCCTATAACAGACGAAGATGGTACTGTAATACAAGGGAAATTCCGAGAAGTGCCTGTTGATTATCGCACTCGTATGACTGCCATGCAAACAATTCTATCCACTTTCCGTGTTGAAGATGGAGTAATTGACAAACTAGACATCACCACCGCTGGCAGTCCTCTATCTCAAGGGATCACCATTGAAGTAATAGACAAGCGAGAACAAGTACGAACCGATGATAATACAGACAACTAACATATATACCAAAGTAGATAATGCGATTAAACAAGGATATACCACTGTATCGGCGCAAGGTAGTAGCCGTAGTTCCAAAACCTATAATATCCTGATTTGGCTTATTGTCTATTGTTTATCACGTCCTAAGACACGCCTTTCTATTGTCCGTGCTACCTTGCCCGCTCTCAAAGGGTCTGTATTTGTTGATTTCAAGGAGATATTATACAAACTAAATGTATTTGATGAAGATAGTATCAATAAGTCTGAAATGATATACACCTTTGCTAATGGTTCGTGGGTGGAGTTCTTTTCCACAGACAGTGAGCAGAAGCTACGAGGGCGCAAGCGTGATGTATTGTATGTAAATGAAGCCAACGAACTCAAGTTTATCGAGTTCCAACAGTTGAAAATGCGTACTACTCAATTCTCTATTGTGGATTATAACCCCTCCTTCTCTGACGACCATTGGCTTTGCGAGCTGAATAAAGACCCTCGTACCTATCACTTTATATCCACCTATAAGGATAACCCATTCTTAGAGCAAACAATTATTGACGAGATAGAGAGTTTGCAGCACAAAAACCGCTCCTTGTGGCAGGTATATGGGTTAGGACAGCAGGCAATGATTGAAGGGCTTATCTTTGAAAAAGTTACCATTGTGGAGGATATACCTATTTGGGCAAAGAAACGTTACTTAGGTCTTGACTTTGGTTTTACTCACGACCCTACCGCTATCGTGGAGGTAGCTTTTTTAGACGATAAGGTATATATTGATGAAATATGCTATCAAACGCAAATGCTCACCAGCGATATTATCCAAGGCTTACGACAGCACCGTTCCTATAAGATTATATCCGAGAGTGCTGACCCTCGATTAGTGAAGGAAATAAAGAATGCAGGCTATAACATCACCGCAGTAACCAAAGGACAAGGCTCGGTTATGGAAGGGCTTACCAAGATGTTAGAGTATGAAATATGTATCACCCAAAGGAGTGAGAACATCATCAAAGAGTTTAAGAATTACACCTATGCACAGGATAAAAGTGGTGCTTTCCTCAATGTACCTATTGACGCTTTTAACCACGCTATCGATGCCACAAGGTACGTATTCTTAGAAGAAATATTAGGACAAAATCGCAAACCTAAAGACCTAACTGGTATATTTTACTAATGAAAATCAATAATACCGACATACAAAACCTAAATGCTAAACTTGTAGAAGGTTCATTAGCGAGCTTGCTATCCTATCCAGCCTTGAAGTCTTTGAACAAAAATGACTGGGCAGAGGAAAGTGGCTCGGAATATGACCTTTCAGCCCCGCAGTTATCAGCTAAGGAAATTACCCTACAGCTGTTATTACCTGAAAGTCTATATCCCAATTTGGTAACGTTCCTTTCAGTTCGTGCCTATGCTAATTATACCTTTGACTTTATCAACCTAACCTATCAATTACGACTGATTAGCCTTAGCAAAACCCAAGTCAGTGGAGGTTATGTAACAGCTGATATTCGTCTTTCTGATGATTTTCCCTTACAAGGATATACCTATCAAGCACCAACGTTAACCGCTCATAATGTAGAGACCTATATTGACGGCAAAAACCTAACCCAGTATGGTATAATCCTATTGGAGGGGACACAACAAGAGCTTATCACAGCAGGTAACACCAAAACACCTTATACGGCTCAAAATAGTACTATGAGTGGTCTTATAGCTACCGATGTGCCTATATACTTTCAGGAACGCACCGCAACGCTCAAATGCTTTATGTATTTGCCGATAACTGATTTTATCAAAGGATATTTTGCCTTACTCTATGACCTTGTAAGACCAGGAGAACGCACCCTAAACTATCAAGGAAAATCTTATAAGTGTATCTATAAAGACGGCAAAATTACCGAACTCTATATTGATGACCCTCTTATATGGGTCAAGTTTGATTTACAACTAACAATTATCTAAAGACTATGCAACTCTATTTTAACAGCACACATATAGATATTCTCCCTACTGATGAGAGCTACCGATACCGCTCCATTATGGGGGAGCATACGCTTACTTTATACTTTTCACTACCTACTTATACCGATATTCCTACTGGTGCGTGGTGTGAGTTTGCTAATGAGCGTTACACTCTCAATCAGCCTGCAAAAATCGTAAAACATAACACACGACACTTTGAATATACCTTAACAATGGACAGCGAGGGGGTAAATCTCAAGAATTATAAATTTCGCAATCCCAACGATAAGACCCTTAAATTTCCTTTCACTGCTTCCCCTCGCTATCATATTCAGATATTAGTAGATTGCCTCAATATGATAGATAGCGGTTGGCAGGTAGGAACAACGATTGAAGCTAATGAGAAACTCGTTTCTTACAACCATAACAATTGCCTTGAAGCATTGGAAATGATAGCCAAAGCCTTTGAGACAGAATACGAGATTATAGGCAAAACTATTCATTTGCATAAGGTAGAGTATTTTAAAGACAATCCCCTACCCCTCCAATATGGCAAAGGTAAAGGCTTTAAGACAGGGGTAAGCCGTACCACAGAACAAAGTCGTATTACTCGCCTCTATGTACAAGGAGGAGAACGCAATATTGACCGCTCAAAGTATGGTAATAAAGAATTATTACTACCTAAATCACAAGAGTACATATATGAGGGAATAACATTCGTTTCAGATGACAAAGGGCTATCAATAGCTATCAAGAACGCCCAAAATAACGGATTTGTAAATGAGCAAAGCCTTGATTTATCGCATATATATCCTAAGCGTAAAGGTACAATTACAGAAGTCTTTGAAGTGGATCACGACAAACACTTCTATGATTTTACTGATACCTCCATACCTCAAGCTCTCAATTTTACAGACCTACAAATCAAAGGGGAAAAAATGCTAATCTACTTTGAAAGCGGTATGCTATCAGGTAGAGAGTTTGAAGTATCAAAGTACGACCACGCACAAAAACGCTTTCAACTTGTACCCAAAGAGGAGGACGGCACAACAATGCCTAATGACATATTCAAGCCAGCCATAGGCGACCAGTATTCCGTCTATAATATGCAAATGCCAAACGCTTATATTTGTGATGATAACACAAAAACTGGTGCCAGCTGGGAAATGATGAAGGAAGCGTGCAAGTATCTGTATGAAAACCGAGCAGACCTATTCACTTTCACTGGTGATTTGGACGGAATATGGGCAAAAAAGAACTGGGCTAATGTAGGAGGTCGTCTAAAAATGGGGGCTTACATCAATTTTTCAGATACTGAATTTCAACGTACCCCTGTAGCTATTCGTATCGTAGGGCTAAAAGAGTATGTAAATAACCCTTATAGTCCGCAAATAGAACTATCTAACAAGGTACAAGGACATTCTTTTGTTTCTGAAATGCGCAAACTCCAAAACCAAGAAGTATATTTTGGAGAAATGAACAAGAAAGCTATATCAGAGACTAAAAGAAGTTGGCGCAATGCTTTAGAGACGATCAAGCAGGTAGAAGAAGCATTTCCTGAATATACTAAGAGTATTGTTCCTGCTACCGTACAAACTATGATGGTACTTATTGGCAACAAATCTACTCAGTTTGATTTTGTAATCTCAAAAACAAACCCTATAAAAGTCCCTCACACGCTCTATTTTGACAAGAATACGAAGCAAATCAATGCAGGTAGTGGGTGGCTTAAGCATTTCACATTAGGAAGTAGTGATATTACACCTAATCGTGATGCTAACAGCTACAAGTATTGGAATATTCCTGCTTTCATATCAGGTAGATTGGATGATAAAGCTAAAACCTATTATCTATATATCAAAGCAAGCAAAAACGATGAAACAGGTGAATTTATTCTATCTGAAAATAAGATAGATTTAGAACAAGAAACAGGTTTTTATCATTTCCTATACGCTAC